AAAGCCACCGACCCCGGAACCATCCGGGGTCACTGACCCAACCAAAAAGACATGGAACCAACAAACGTCGAAATCACAACCACAATGGAATTGGTCAAATTCCTTCTCAACAACCAACACCTTTTGATGACGGAAGAAAATTCCACCATCAACAACACCAACGACCGGGATTGAATCCCGGTCGCCGACAATCCACCCCGACCCGACATCCCCGGCATCGACCGAGGATTTTTTGATTTTCTTTTCAAAAAGTCGTCGAATCCCATTGACATCATCCCGATATAGTGTACAATGTACATGACATGAAGACAAAGACACCCGCAACCGACCCACAATTGATCAACGACCTGTTCACCGCATTGAACGTCAAGCGCACATCCATTGCACGGAATGACGACAATCGTGTGTTCCAACGGCTTCGATACCTTGGACTGACAACACAATGTTCCCGATGTTCGGGTTCCGGTGAATTCGGTCCAAGATCGGTTCACGGTGGAACCTGCTTCAAGTGTGGTGGGATGATGTCGGTGATGCCGAAAATCACCCGGCAATTGGTCGAAACCGCAAAGGCAAAGGTTGATGCCGGGGAATTGGTCCCATATTTTGAAGAAATCCGATTGAAGCGCATTGCCACCACCGCACGTGAAAACGCCATGAACATTTGGTCATCGACCAAGATTTCAAAAATGTACGATTGGTCGAAAGCGACACGGGAAGCATATCACCGTGAAATTTCCGACCAAAACAAGCAGATGTCGATTCGATATGACCGCATCGACAAATTGACCTACCGCAACGCAACATCTGAATCGGGGACCGAAGTTCAAGCGTTGTTGACCGAAATGGAACAATTCGCAATCGTGATGCTCGAGAATTGCCGCGAAATCCAATCCCGGTACACCGACGAAGAAATGGGAAACGTGCTTCGGGCATGACCCGACCGGGTTGCGTTATGGTCGAGCGTAACGCAACCCATTTGCACCACCTTCGGTGATCATGCGTTGCGGGTCCGACCGACGTGCCGACACACCCGACGTGATGCCCTTCTTGGCATCCTGCTTGGCTTTCCAATCGTTGTACAACCGACCACCCGGTTCCCAACCCGGAGCGACCGTGTCCATGTTCGCTTTGACCGAATTTCCACCCATGACGTTGTCGTTCCACCAATTCCCGATGTTTTTCTGGATGTTTTGAACACCCGGTATTTGGTTGATCAACCATCCAATCGCAAAACCGATTGCGGCACCTGCCGCCACGACCGACGCGACCATTCCCGCCGATGCCGCACCGACTGCAGTTCCAAGCGTTGCCAACCATCCCGCCACGGCAACCCCGATTCCACCGACTGTCTCGAGGAAGATTGCCAACTTCAAGACCCCGGCACCGAGCAACCCGATGAATGCCGACCAAATCGCCAATCCCGCAACCCCGATTGCACCACCGATTGCGGAACCTGCCGCCGATGATGCCGCCGATGTTGCCGCACCACCAACGACACCACCAACGACCTTGATTGCCGCAATTGCGACCAATGCCTGGAATAATTTCCCACCGACCAATTCATTCAACGATGTGAACGACTCAAGCAATGTCCCGGTCACGTCGGTCAACCATGCCAACGTGTTGATCAACGCGGGTCCGTTTTTGATTGCGAACGTGATCAAATAATTGGTGAATTCGATGAATTTTTTGGAATACTTTTCGATGACGGCTGGGGTTGCCTTTTTCGCCAATGACTCGAGCCAATTGGCAAGCCGAATTGCCGCAGGGGTCAACATCTTGCCCAATACAGGCAACACGTCAAGCATCACGGTGTCCGACAATCGGTTCATTGCGGCTGTTGCAAAATCGTTGCCAATCCGAAGATATTTTGCGGCATCTTCGGTCTTTCCGAATTCCAACATTGCCTTTTTGATTTCCTCGAATGTGATGGGTGCGGTTTGCGAACCAATACGGTCACCCAATCCCGCCTTCATCAACAACGACCGAAGATTGACCATGTTTTCCTGCATGACCCGCAATTCGTCACCTTGCAACTTGCCTTGTGCGGCAACCTGCGTGAATTGGGTGAACGCACGGTTGATTTGGTCCGGCAACGCGCCATTCTTTTTGCCCAACGCGAGGAATGACCGGAGCAATGGGATGATTTCCGATGCCGATGTGGATTCCGTGCCAACCAACCCTTGAATGTTCGGCATGAATTCGGTCATACGTGTCCCCGTTTGGCTTGCCAATGCCCGTGCATCCCGTTCAATGGTCGTTGCCGACCCGGAACCCACCATTGCACCCAGACCCGTCCGAAACGCCTGAAGTTTCTCGAATGATTGAATGGATTTGTACACCGCCGCACCCGCACCGACCACGGTTCCGAACGTTGCCGCAAGTGCCATGTAAGATCGGGACACGTTGTCGACCGACGATGCGTGTGACCGATTGGTGCGAATCAAGTCTCCAAATTGCCGCATTCCACGACGGTTTGCGGCTTCATTGCTTTTTTGGATGTTTTCGGCACGTTTTTGAATGGCTTGCAAATCGGATTGTGCCTTCGCAAGATTGGTGACCGCAACCTTAATTGCCAGAATGTCGGCTTGATTCATCGCATCCTATTTTGCACGGAATCGGCTTCCATCATCGCATTCAATCGCGCCACGGATGCGGTTTCGACAATTTCGGTCATCGACCATCCTTCGGCAATCAATCTTCGGGGTGTTCGACCCGTTGCACGGAACGACCAAATCAACGTCTCAAATTCGGTTGCCGTCAACCCCGCAATCAGTTTCCCGCTTGCGCTTCCAAGAAGGATTGACCGATGGTTGCCATGTTGGAAATCCGGGTTGCGGCTTCCATCAAAATGAGGAACAGGTCACCGTGGGTTTTTGACAACAACGCAACTTCGATTTCCCGGTACGGCTCGGCACCCTCGGGCGGAACCAACAATGCCGTGACCAATTTGACCAACGGCACAATGTCCGACGTGAATGCCGTGACCCCGTCACGTTCCAACAACTTTGACCAGGTCATTGCGAATCCGGTCTTTTTCGCGTCGTCGATGAACATGGTGTCCATGATTTGTGACGCATCGTTGGATGCCTTCAGCGTGAATTCGAGCTTTTCACCCGTGGATTTGTCGGTGTACGTGACGGTTTCGACCACGTCCGGTTGACGTGGTGTGTTCAATAGCTTTCTTAATGAATCGGACATTGTTCCTTGCTCCTTCTGTCGTGGTCCCCGCTATGATGCGGGAACGATTATGTTGCGGTGAATGAAAGCGTTAACGGGTCACCATACGGCTTGATCGTGCATCGAATGGTGTTCGGTCCCGCGTAGTTCAACTCGACATTGGACACGATTCCCTTTGGTGCCGACACGTCAAGCACCGTGGTTCCCGCTTGGATTGCGGTGAACCCGACTAATTCGTTGGCTTGCAACACGTTTTCAAGACCCGTGGAACCCGTCCGGGACATCTTGGTTTCGATGGTGACCTCCCAATCGATTTTGGTGATGCGATTCAACGGTGTCGCATTTTGTGCCGTGGAATGGTCCTCGAGTGTGCTATTTTGGGATACGGTAACCGTGTCGACCAACACCGTGACCGCTGTTGTTCCGGTCCATGTGCCGTCATCGGCACCACCGGGGATGACCGTGAAGACTGCATCGCGTAAGACGTTAAGTGCCATTTTTTGATTTCCTCACACCAATTGAACCCGGATGTTGTACCGACCACCGGACACCAAATAATCTCCGGCTTCATCCTTGACCTTGAATGATGTTGGTCTAATTCTATCACAAGTCAATTTATAGTCGAGCGTTTGGTTTTGCCACTCGAACGCCAAATCGACTTCCGTGGTCGTGACAATCGAATCATCGACGGTTTGTGCTAATTCGTGCGGGAACGTGGTTGTGCCACGTGCCGTGTATGCCAACACGTCGACCTCGAAATCCAACCATTCCCGTGACCGCTCCTGTGTCAACACGTCGGATATGCCGGGGAATTCAAAGACGATTGCGGGTCGGGTGTGATGTGACGGGATTTCGCTTCGGAATATCCCTTCGGCATCCGGGACCACAAGCGCAATTTTGTCGTAAAGATAACGTTCAACAAGGATTTGTTCAATCATTCGGCACCCATCCCTCGCACGAAGTCGTCAACGACCGAATCCCAATCATCGGGAATGGTTGACCCCTGACCCGCGTTGATGATCGCTTGCTTGACTTGATCGTAAAAATACCGGGTCACGTCACGTCTTGCTCCCGCCATGTAATACGTGCCGGGACGACCACGGGTCGGATATTCGATGTACACCCCGTAAGACATCCCGACCCCGACCCATGCAACCCCTTTCGGTGGTGTGGGTGGTGGTTGAACGATATTGCCAAGCTTGACCGCACCATCCCGCTTGGCACGTTTTGACGTTGCCTTTTGCATTTGTTGACGATAGTTGTCGGTCTTATGGGTCCGGGTGTAAATCGACGCACGAAGCGCACCCGTCGGTGACGGCACCTTGTTGTGGGAATACACCGTTTTGGTCAACCGTTCGATTGCTTTTTGTTGCAATTTGAATGCCGTCTTTCGCACGGCTTTGTCGATTTCGGTCTCGAGATTCCGGGACATCCGGGTGAGCTTTGGCAAATTGGTTTGGACCCCGACCAATAACATCATGCACCCCCAATCCAATCGGATTCGATGATCGACGCTTCATACCGACGGATGATCAATTCGGTCAACCCGTCGTGTGCCTTTTCGATCAAATACACCTTGGCATCGATGGTGACCCGGTATCCGATGGACAACACCGGACAACTTGCCGGGAACGTCAATCCGAACATCCGCTTGGTCAAATCGATTTGACCGGACCCCGACACACCGGAATTCATCGGGTCAACCCGGCACGGATAAGTGCCGACGGCTTCCCACGTTGTGACTTGACCACCACGACCATCGTGTTGACGTGCCGGACTCTCCACCAAACCGGATTCGGTCAACGTGGTGTCACGCACCGCATGAATTCCGTGCAATACGGATGACGGCAACATTTACCCGCTCCACGGTT